CAGCAGTTCTTCCGGCAGCAGCAGCGTGTCGGTGTCGAGCGTGAAGTATTGCTTGTACGTGGTCCCGTCCGCGCCAAGAATCCAGTTCTTGCTGACGTACTCAAAGTACCAGGACAGGCCCGCTGTCGGGGTCGGTGTGATGAGCAACTTGCCTCCACGCACCCGGTAGCGATACCGCGCTCCGGTCGAAGTCATGCCCTTGATCGACTGCCAGTCCTTGTCGTCAATGGGACCGATGATGGGCAGGCTGTTGGTGCGGTCCCAGATGGTTTCGTTCTTGATGTGCCGGAAGCCATTTGCCGCGATGGTGCTGATGGCTCCCTGATCTTCCTGTGCCAGCGACGTGTGCGCCGCTTCCAGCGTCAGGGCTTGCCAGTCGTGGCGCATCGCCAAGTCGTTGCCTTCTTCTTCCAGCAGTGCCATCGCCTGAAGCACCTGATTGTCCGTAGAGCCGTACACGACGGTCGTGTAGGGCAGGCCGGTGCGGCGCAGGTGGTGCTGAATTAAAGTTAGCATCGACATGGCGTACTCCTACTTCGCGCTAGATCGTCGCGTCCTTTGCACGCTTGACGACCTTAGCAGGCGGTTCCGGTTCAGGCATGATGTCTTCCGCTTCGATGGACTCGATGGTTTCACGTGAAACAGACACGCGGGCTTCGTGTTCTTCCTCGTGCTGCGCGTTCACCATGCGGTCGATCTTGGCTTCCAGGCTGGCGATGCTGCCCTTCAGCAGTTCGTTCTCGCGCTGCAACTCGGCAATCTGCATGGTCGCCGGACCACGCTCTGCCAGTTGCGAGAGCCACGTCTTCGCCTTGTTCTTGATTTCCACCGCGCCCATGCCGAGCTTGCGCATGATGTCTTCGTTCATGCCTGCCGCGTCTTCGACAGTCATCACGCGGTAGTGGATCAGGTTCTCCTGCTGCGCCGGGGACAGGACGCCCCACCCTTTGATCGGCGTGCCGTTGGGCGGCAGTTCCTGCCCGTTCTTCCACGCCTCGTACAGCCGCTTGTAGTTGGGGAGCCAGTCCTGCGGGATGCGCCCTTCGCGCGTGTACTGCTCAAGGTTCAGCATCCACTGCTCGACCGTGAACACGTTGGTGTCCCGTGAGTACGGGATGAATACCGTCACGTAGTCCACGTCGTAGGTCATGTAGCGACCTTCGCGCTTGCTGGCGACAGTATCTTCAATCGCCCTGCGACTGAACTCTATCTGCGCCGGACGTTCCTTCAGTTCACGCATTTCTCCCACGGCACTCATGCAGCATACCTCTTGACGATGAATAGTGATGCGATCCCTAAATCCTGCTCGTATGTGACCTGATACTTGTCAAACATGGCTTTCCACCATGCGTGCGGTTTGACGGTCAGATGTAACTCACATCCGATCATTTCTCCCCACTTATCTTGGATCGTTGAAATCAAGAAAAACACATTTTCGGCAGAGGCCATGATGTTCTCAATGACCAACGAAACGTCTTTGGGCGGGATGTGTTCCATCACATCGCAGCACATTCCGAACGGTGCGCTCTGCGGTATCGGATGGGTCATGTCCCATTCCAGAAACGGCAGTGACAACGCTTCCTCGTCTCGGCAAGTGTCTGCAAAGTCGATCAGAAACGGGCTGAGTCCACGCTTGGCAAGTTCGATTCCGGCGCGGCCCGTGCCACAGCCGAAATCAATGATCTTGCCTTCGGGTTTCAGCAGTTCCATGATGGTAGGAACCTGCCTTTCTCCCGGTGATTCCTCTCGGTAAGATTCCGACAGGTACATCATCCTGTACTTGTCTTTTTCAGTCAGGTTCTCTGGCTTTGAGTTCCACATGGCAGGTAGCAAGCCATCCCCATGAACCTTCAGCGTACAGCCTTCCCTGATTAGGGCATTGCCGGTCAACTGGAATCGCTCTGCCTGAATCTTCATGGCAAGGGACGACTTGTAGGTTTTCCCTCCCCACTCGACATCGACCGTTGGCAGAAACTTGTTCATGTGCTGTTCGTAAGCGTGCGAATCATTGCCACGGTGCGAACTGTCGTAGCCGTAGATTTCAAACTTCCGATAGCCCAACGCATAGGCCGCACATAACGCGGAATTTCCAACCGTGACACCGCCGCCGATGAGCGCATAGCCGCCCGCTGCAACGCGCTCTGGCGGGAACATGCGCTCCATGTCTTCTTCGGAAGTTAGGTGCCACAGCGTCGTGCGAGCCGTCGCATCAAACGTAGCCGGATCGCACTGAGAGGCTATCAGGTGATGGGATGCCCCTGGATCGACCAGTGAGGCTGTTTCAGGCTTCGCGTCTGCGATCACCTGATAATCAACGACGATGCCGTAGTTCCGCAGAAACTGAGAGGCACCGTTCATGGCGAAAATGACTGCACCCTGTTCCTGCCATCGCAGGATGTCATAGAGGTGACTGACGAGAGACGGTCCACCACCAACCATGATGGCGACTTGATCGTGCTTCGGGTGCATCTGAAGCCACGGAAATGAGCGTGCTGAGTTCGCCCGTATGTTTCGTTCTATTTCTTCATCTGGCGTGTTGCACACAACCAGTACCGGCATATACAGCGGCTTCGTCGCATGAGGATTCTGGTACGGCATCTGCAAAGTCATTGAACTAGGCCGCGCCATCTATCCTCCAAGTCAAACAAGGTCAAGCAAGGTCAAGCGGCGGGACATTGCTGCCCCGCCGCCATCCCCATCAGTTACTTGTAGTCCTGATTGTGCGGACGGTTGATCGCAAGCGCGACCGTGGTAACGGCAGTCTTTGCCGATGCCACGACGCGAACGACACCACCCAGAACGCACCGACCCGTGACCACTGCCACCGCGAGGCCAGCCGAGGTCGTGAAGCCAGCGCCAGCCGCGAAGCTGACCGTATCAGCCTTCGTCGCAACGGCCAAGCCGCTGATCTGGTACCAGCCGTACTGGCTGGCGACGTTGGCCGACATGGCGATAGCGAGCGGGTTCGACGGCCCGGTGGCCGCTGCGGTATCCAGCGCCGTCACGAATCCAACGCCGTAGCTGACGATGGAACCGACAACCGTGCTGCCGATGCCCTGTAGGTAGATGAACTCGCCTTCGCCCAGAGTGGCATCCGTCGCCCGGACAATCGTGCCGAGCAAGTGCTTCTTCGTGGTCGAAGTTTCTGCGATGGGCTGTGCGCCCGGAAGCGTGTTGATTGCGAAAGCCATGTTGTATACCCCTTATGCCTTGACCACGCCCTGCTGGGCGCGGTTCGAGCAAACCAGATTGCCCATCCACAGGATCGGGACCACCGCACCGTCCTGATTGACCGGACGCATTTCGTCCATGATCGCCAGGTCCGCATCGGCATGGACCACCAGTTCAAGGTAGTTCGTGTTGATGAAGTACATATGCGCTGACGGGATGCCGCTGTTGCCGTCGAACAGCACGTCTGCGTTCTTGTACTTGAGGGTGACGAAGCCAGCGTCGGCGCTGGAGGAGTCGTTGTACCGCTTCATGGACACCTGACTCGCCTCAAAGTACGAGTAGTAGGTGGTATCGGCCACGATGAGGTCCGGCTGATCGTCCGGGCCACGGTCCAGCGCCAGCCAGCACGGGAGCATCAGACCGTTTTCGATGGTCGTCGCACTCGGGGTGACAGACAGCGTGGAAGCGGACGTGACGTTGTTGCGCCAGAACGCATTGGGAGTCGTGGAAGCGTCGATGCCGCCAACGGTGTTGGTGTTGGTGTCAGCGATGATCTTCTGAAGACCGCCGATCTGGTTGGTCAGCGAACCCGCCGAGTACAGGTCGGAGCAGAAGCTGTTGTTGAACGTGCGGATCGCGTTCTTGATCTTGGCCTTCGCCAGATTGATGATGCGCGAGTCGCCGCTGTTGATGCGCAGTTCACGGCCGCTCGACACGACGTTCATGGCAATCTGGCACCACGTGTACTCAGCCGCCGAAATCACGTCCGACGCGCCGACGTTCAGCAAGTCCCAATCGCTGTACCGCTGGTAGGTTCCGTTCGCGGCGTAGTCGAGCGGGGTGACGATGGACAGGCCACCGTCTTCAGTGCGCTTGTTGCCGCGCTTCATCATGTACTTGAGAAGGGCGTTGCGCGTGGAAAGGTTGTCCGCAATCTCTTTGCGGTGCTTGCGGAACGTGGTGGATACCAGTTCCGTGAAAGTCGAGTTGGGCGATGCCATGTGACAGTCCTCGGGTTAATGGGCGCGGTTGCGGATTTTCTCCAGCGTATCGCGCATGGTTTCATCCATCGTACCTTTCGGCTCTGTCGGAGCGCGGCGGGTTTCTCTCCCTCTCACGTTAGCGGACGATGCCCGCTTCGCTGCTTCGGCTTCCTTACTTGCCGCCACTTTGAGCTTTGCAGCGGCTTCTGTCTGAATCCGTGCAATCTCTTTCTGGCGTGTGACAGGATTAGCCCATACAGCCTTTTCGTATGCGTCCTTGAGCGAGTGCCCCGTCTGAATCATGGCTACGATGTCGTCTGCCACTTCATCAAAGTACGGATTCGCCTTGTCCGACGCAAAGTCGCTCACTTCCTTGGCAGCACGTTCACGAGCCGCGTTAGCTTCGGCCTGCTGGCGGGCTGTCAAGCTGGATTCTATACCTGACAGTTTCTCTTGCAACTGTCTAATTTCGGGGGCCACCTCGCTCGCGGCGGGTGCCTCTCCGGTCAGGCGCAAGTCCTGTCCTAACTTGTGGTACGCGGCCATGCGCTGCTCAGTCGTTCCCTGAGTCAGCTTGTAGTGCGCGTTCATCAGGTATTGGACGGCCTGCGCCTCGTCAATGCCCTGCGCGGCCAGGATCGGCTTGTACGGGCTAAGTACGTCCTTCATGGCCTTGCCGTAGGACGCTTCGCCCTTGTACTGCTCTAGGCCGTCAAGGAACTGCTTTTCGCGGAACTCGTAGTAGTCCTGCGCTTCCGGGGGCAACTTGGCCCACATTTCGTGCCGGTCTTTGGTCCACGACTTCGGCGCAGGGCGGCTGGCGGGGGAGTCAAGGGAAGCGGCTTCGGGATCAGTCGAAGACGAGTCGTCATCGCTTACATCGGTGTCTGTGTCTTCCGTATCCGAAGCCGCGTCCGCATCTGAAGGGACCGCCCCGGCCTCCGAGTGATCGGCGGTGGGGAGTACACCGCTTGCTCCCCGGAGGCCGAGGCTATCCGCAACCTTGTCCATGCTCGATCCAATGTCGAACCCGGTGTCGCTAGGTTCGTCCAGATCAATGTCCATGCTGTACCTTCGTGATGGTCGTGAAAGGGGCTGCTTGCCGTTCTGGCGCGCAGTCTGCGCCGGAGCGCAGTTCTGACTCCAACTGCTCGCGCTTGCGAACTGGCATTTTTTCGATGGTCGCTTCGACCGTCGCTTCGACCGACCGTTCCAGTTGAAGCTGCTCGCGCTCGATGCGGCGCGTGTAGTCCTTCTTTATCTCTGGATCGTACTCGGTGCAATTGTTGCGGGCGAGGTCGTCGCGCCGCGCTTTCATCGACGTTATGGGTCGCCCGTCGATGGGCGAGTCGTAGCAAATGTCCTTGGATGCGAAGACGGTCGGCGGCGTGATGATCTTTGTCGCAGACATTCCGCACTCGCAAACCTGCGGTTCCTTGTAGTCGGCAACACGCAGGATGCGTTCAAAGTAGTGGCCGTCTAGGCACAGGTAGACGTACGTTGGCACGCTACTTCTTCTTCGGCTTCTTGGACTTGCACGCCATTAGGATCACCCCCTCACGACATCATCAGCAGATATTCGTCTTCTGCCTCAATCTCAACGTCTTCTTCCTGCTTGCGCCAGAGGGCGATTAGTTGCCTCACTCTGGTCGCATCCCGCTCAAGTGCGGCCCAATCTACTGCCGCAGGTGGCGGAATTGCAAGTTTCTTGTCCTTCTGGGCCACGAACGGCTTGACGAGCTTTGCCGCCTTGGCCTGCACGGCAGGTGGAACGTCGTCTTCGGTCAACTCACCGTAGAGTTCGTTGACGACATCATCCAGCACTTTCTTGAGGTGCAGGTTGGGCTGTTCTTCCAGCCGTCGCTTGCGCCTCTTTCCCTGCCAGTAGACCGGATAGCCAGAGCCTCCAGGCCCGACGACGACTGTACCCGTAACCGCCGCCGCTTCCACCGTCCCCGCGAACACATCGGCATCGCTGCCGCCCGCGTTGGTCGCGGTGATGGTCGCTGAATACGCCCCTGCCGTCGTCGGGGTGCCGGTCAGCAGTCCCGTGCTGGAGAGTGACAGGCCGTCAGGGAGGCCGGGATACCCGTCTGCGGTGTAGATGTCCGAATCGACGGTCCATGTGGTGCCGTCTGCCGTGTAGCCAGTAACGGACCACGTAATCGGTTCACTGCCGGTGGCGACCAGTTGCTGTGAAAAAGCAGCACCAACCGAAAGGTTGTTGATGTCGGTAGTTACTATCTTAACCGACACCCATCCATCGGCACTCCACGTTAAAGCGTCTGCCGTGTACTGCCCGCTATCAGCCGAAACTTCCGACGCATCACCCTCCAGATTAATCGCATCCAAAGCGGCATCAATCAGGGGCGCGATTACTTCACTATGAGCATCAAGAGATGGGTGAAGTCCATCGCCATTGTCGTATCCCGGCTGAAGCGACCCGGCACCATCGTCAAGCGGAGTGTATATATCAACAGCCCGCGTGCCAGATGCTTCCGACAAAAGCCATACATTGTAACTGTCAGCAATGATCTGCCTGTCAGATGTCCACTCGACGGCCGATCCGAACGGAGTCACCGTCGTGAATACCGGGATGATCCGGCGTGACTCGCAATAATCAACGATAGAAGTGACATCCGTTTGCATCTGCGCAAGCGACCTGCCGCCAGCGATGTCGTTTATCGCACTACAAAATACAGCGACTTTTGGGTGGATTCCTCCAGCATAAATCCCTTGAAACCCTGCCTTAAAATCAGAAACAGAACCACCGAAGGTAAGCGGACTCAAGAACCATTTCTTGATATTCTCAAGAAAATTCGCGAGTTTCGTCCCGCCGACTGGCATGGCGTGGACTTCTCTCTGGTAATTCCTTCTGAGAATGTCAGGGAACTCGCCAGTGTTGTCACCATACGAATCGGTAATGCAGATTATTGAGTGGCCCGGCTCTACAGCGTATCCAATTCCCCTATTTCCAAACGTCAGAACCTTGGTCGCGGAGTCATAGCTATTCGGGTTTGCGTAATCAAACGCTACCGCTGCCTGCCCGAGAAGTAACTCTGGCGGAATGCCGGTCTCGTCATTGATTGACGTACAGAACGGATAGTTGACGGTCAGAGTCCGACTACCAGACTCCTCTCCCTGCGTCCCAACTCCAAACCTGAAATTGACAGAGGTATCGGCATTGTATTTGACCCGGATGGAATACCACCCAGGACCGTTCGCGTTTACCGCCGCCGCAGAAAGATCGGCATCGCCAAAATCCGGTGCTGTGGTCGGATAAATCGGCGGCTGATAAAGCGTCCCGGCTGACAGCACACGACAGCCCACCGCATACCACTGGCCACCCTTGAGAGTTTTTGCAATTCCCGCGTGCGCTCGACCACCTGAGCCTGCTGAAAATACAAGCGGCTGCGGATCGCCAACGCCGGGCGTCCCAGAAATCTGCCCGTCACCGGATGTGGTCCCGGTATAGAGGCCATAAAACCCACCAACCCCCTCAACTGAAACCCAAGGGCTGAAATGGACTCGTGGAGAAGTCACTTGGCGGGCTACACGGCAGCGCGAGGCAGCACGTTATCAACGCGCAATCCAGCTAAATCGACATGAAGAATTCGCGCTGTAGTTCCCGCTGTTTTCATCGCGCTGATGGCAACTGGCGCCAGACTTCTGGCCGTGGTCGGCAATCCAGTCGTCACCGGAGTGCAAAGCGTGAAAGTGAACCCGTCTGTTGAGTAGATAAAGTCCGCGCGGGTGCAGGCGGCATTGACGAACACACCGAGCCACAACCACTCAAGGTTTACAGGCGACGGACTGCTGGTGGCGGTCCTTGTCGGCGTTCCATTGTCAATGACATCCCTCGACCATTCGGCGGCTGATCCGTTCCATCGAAGATTCCATGCAATTGCATTTTGATGAGTTGTCGTCGCTATATCGCTAAATCCAGTAATGCCCTCGTACGTTTCCGTCCCGTCAGGGAGTGCCGTGAAGGAGCGAACTCGCGCAATATTCATTGCGCAACCATTGCCGAACTTAAACGTCGCTCCTGCACCGGCTATATTTGGACGGGAACTGGCCGATGTAGATGTAGACACCCCAGCCACGCCGGGATTGGTGGCATTACCTGAATAACCAAAAGAGGTGGTCCCCGAATTCGTCGCTGCCGTATATGCGCTATTCGCCCCACCGATAAAATCATCGAACGAAGCAAAGCCCATCGCCTTGCCTCGCACCGGCCATGACAACACGCGCCAAGACGTTGATGTCGAGTCGTAATAAAGGCTGATGCAATCACTCGGAAACAAGAAGGCCGGGAACCCCTCGGGAAGCTTGATCCTGTTCGCAGCCGCGCTGGCGGTGCTGCTGCATTCAAGCCACAGCAGATAATCGGTCGAAGCGTTTACGATGGTCTTGACGCACCCGTCCGCTAGGCCAGTCGCGTCCAACCCGGTAAAACCAGTCGATCCGGCACCGTTCCACCGCAACACAGAACAGGTAGCCCACCCCGTGGGGGCATAATCGTTCTGCTTTGTCGTTACGGTTGACGCTATGACGCCAGTTCCTGATTGACCGTACAACTCGTCAAAGTTGTCGTTGACCTTCCCGAAAGCCGTCCGCGCGGGGTCGCCCGTGCCGTCGTTGGCCGTCGTGCCGATGTTGATGGTTTGTTGCGTCACTGATGATGCCTGCGTATTACGACCATAGTTTGATCGGCTTCACTTTAAATTTAGGCTTCTTGGGTTTGGTCTTTAGCACTTCTCTGCCATTCGCATCAAGCAGTTTCTTCAAGTGCTTGTTGGGTTGCTGCTTGAGAGTCAACTTCTTGCGCTTGCCCTGCCAGTCTACAGGGTAGCCCGCGCCATGCTCGCCCGGAGCTTGCGTGCCGATGGACACGATCAGCATGACGGTCGAACCGTAGGGCGCGTAGGTGCCGCCGACGGGATAGGTGGACATCACGTCGCCAAAGGCGATGTAGGGGCTGGAACTGGTCGTGACCGTGACGACAAAGCCCGCTTGCGTCAGTATGAAGCGTGCACCCGACTCGGACATGGGAACCACGTCCGGCACTTGGAAGCCTAACCCACCGACGTTCTCGGTCAGGATTAGCGAGTCCGCGATGCCGGTGAAGGTCGCCGTCGCACCGGAGTAGTAGCCGATGGTTCCGGCGTACTCGGTCAGTACCCAATACTCGGCTACCCCGTCGAACGCCCAGAGCGGCTGCGGTTGCCACTCGACGCGGGCAACGCGATGCTGCGCTGTCTGGAACGGACGGCGGTAGACGTAGCTCATGGCGTGATGGGTCCGTTCTCACTAAGCACGCGCAATGCTGAAGTATCCACCCGTGGGAACTGCGTAGGAAAAGCCGCCCACGGCGAAGTCCGTGATGCCGTCCAAGTCGATAAAGCCGAGCGCGTCCTTGGTGGCCGAGGTGTCGCTGTAGACCACGCCCCAACGGCAGTCGGTGGGGTTGAGCGCCGTCTGGGCCACGGTCACGTCGTCCGAGTCGAAGGCCGTTACGCCGCCTGTCTCCACCCACGTCACGGTCGTGAGAGCGATGCCGCCTGCCACGTAGTTGCCCGTTGCCGGGGAACACTCGTAGGTGGATAGATTCGTGGTGCCACCCGCACCCCAACAGGGAACCGCCGTCGTCGCGTCCAGCGTCAACGTGTCGTTGATGAACGCCATCTTGAACGTGTCGCTTTTAGGCTTGATCGTGCCTGCGCCGATCAGTTCAAGCGCATGGTTGAACGTCGTCCACTGGCCCGCAGCCATTAGCCGATTTCCTCAAAGCAAACGTAGCCGGTCATGGTGCGCGTGGCCCCAACCGCCGTGCCGAGCGCCAGCGCAAGGAAACTGCTTGGCGGGATGATGATGCAGCACTCAGGGGTCGGCATCCACTCCCACGGCGACAACTGCGACCAGTAGTCGGTCAGGAACGTCTTGGTCCCCGTCCCTTGCGTCGTGACGAGCGGCGTGACCGTCGTGCCAACCGTGGCCGAGGTGCCGTCAGCGGCTACCACCGTCAGGGCCGAGCCGCCCGACGAGCCTGCGCCGGAACGCTGAACCAGCGACAACAGCAGTCGTTCGTCCGAAGTCACGGTCGAACTCATCTTCGCCCACAGCAGTTTGACCGCTGCATCGGCGGGCGATGCGATCACCCACAAGTCCTGGCTGGAGTCGTTCGTCACCGACTGAGCGCCAAGCGGTGCGTAGTATTTTGCCATGCGTCACATCCTCAAAAGCGTGTTGGGTCGTCGGTAGAACTGAACTTGCTGGTCGGTCAGTGCTGATGTGTTTAGGAACTGCCACGGGTCGGCGTAGAGGTTTGCTATCCATGCGTCGTTCCAATCTGCATAGACTCCAGACTCATATGCCATTGCAGCAAGAACTTTGCCATTGCCCTCGCTGGTAATGAAGTTGCGAGCGCGTGCGCCGATCGCGTAACGGTCCAGCGTGATCGTTGAATCAAGCGTGTCCGACGCAGCCAAGTCCCACGCCGCACCGTCGATACTGATAGCGCAGCACTCTGTTGCAGTCCCGGCTTTGAACTTCGCAGCAACCATGTGCCACGCCTGGTCGTAAATGTTCCCCGTGCTGTTAATTCCCACGCTGGATGCGTCGTCTGCCGTGCCGAGCGCACGGCCCAACTCGTTCGTCGTCGTGTTTCGTATCGCGCACTCGGCACCCGCTGCCGCGCTGTTGAACGTGCCGAACCAGAACTCAGCCCCCGCTGGCCCTGTAGCTGAATCGGTCTTGAAGATGCTGATAAGCAGCAATCCTCCAGAAGCATCCCACACGGTCCCCGTCGAACTGACGGCGTGATAACTCGACGCGGAGTTCACCGTAACGTATGCGCCGAGCGCGTCCGATCCCCACTGCGCGGCGTTTACGAGCGTCATGTCGAACGCACTGCCGCCGCCTTCATCTACCAGCGTTGTGCCGCTCCCTTCGTTGCACATCCATAACCGAGTCGGCGCTTTCGCGTGTCCAGTATTAACCGTGTACACCGTGGGTTTTGCGACCGCGAACGCCATCAGGAATACTCGTACGCGCCACGCGAGGCTGTGCCTGCGCGGGAGGTGCCTTCAAGGTCGGTCGTGCTGTAGTCCGTTCCGATGCTGCCCGTCACCGCTGCCGTTTCGGCAAGCAAGTGATAGTTGTTCAGTTCCGGTGCAACGAATAGCGAGGAAGGCGTACCTGTCACGGTGTTCCCAGTCTGCGTCGCGCCGGTCGGGGTGTTCGCATCGTTGCCAACGCAAATGTTGTTCTTCGTGAAGTCGCCAGCGCCGTTGCCGTTGTTGGTGATCGACGTATCGTTGCAGTTCACGACCGTGTTGCTGTACACGCGACCGCTGACCGGGACGGTGCCAGCAGTCTGCCCGACCGTGATGCCAGTCCCAGCAATGCTGCCGCCCTGCTGCCCGCTGTCTACCACGACGTTGTTGTAGATGTAGGCAATGAATTCGTCGTAAGGACCGTAGCCGTTGGAGTTGTACCCGTCCGGCGGGCCAGAACTGGTGAACGCTTGAATTCCCTGCTGCCCTGCGCCGAAAACCTTGTTGTTGTAGATCGACACCGGGCCTGACAGTACAGAGATGCCGCACAACTGCGCCTGCGTTTCGCTCAGTCGGTTTCCGCAGTCGGTCAGCGTGTTGTTGTAGATCGCATTCGTCCCTTCCCACCACGCCTTGCCCTGGATTCCATCCCACCCCACGTTTTTGAGCGTGTTGTGGTGAATCTGCACGTTCTTCAGCGGGCGGTCGCCATCGACCCAATTCGGCCCGAGGTACATCCCCTCTGTGGCGATGTTCTCGATCAGGCAGTGATGGATTTCGATGCCGTCATTGAACAGACCACTGCCGAGGTTGATGGAGTGGTCGTTGTACTGCATCCCAATGGCGGGTGATCCCGAAGCCTGCGCAGGGAATCCACCGTCAACGTGCACATGGTGCATCTCAAAGTCGTCAGTGCTGCCCGAGAACTGCACAAACGCTGTCGGGCGACCCGGATTCGTCGCTGACGAATACATGACCTTCAGGCCGTAGGTGACGCCCGAGGTGCTGCCATCGAACTCAAAGTTGTGGCAGTTCGTGAGTTGGAAGATGTACCCGCCGCTTGAAGTGACAGACGCTCGCATGATGACTTGCCCATTCGGGTCGGTGCGGATCGTCACGGGCGCTCCCGTTGGATTCAAATTCTGAATCTTCAGCGGGCCGCGCGTTCCTGTCCCTCTCCGAATCGTAATGATGTCTCCGGGCTGTACACCAGCCACGGCTGCGTCATACGTCGGAACGCCAGATTCAATGAAGAATTCGGCTCCGGTCGAAACCTCAGTGACGTTCAGGTTGATTGTCTTGTTCGCTGACAGCGCACCGTCATCGGCCTTGACGACCATGCTCTGTGCGCCCACAGGAGTCGCCGAGCCTATGGTCATCACGCCCGCCGCGCTCATCGTCATCGTCGGCGGGTTGGTGCTGCTCACCTTGCTGAACGTGATCTGATCGCCTTCGGGGTCCGAGCAATAGCCAGAGATGTCCACCGACGATCCGGCCTGGATGTCGATGGTTGGCACAGACGCCCACACGGGCGCGCTGTTCGATGCACCCGCTGATGTCGTGCCTGACGAGTAGCTGTACTCGCTCGCACGCTCAGTCGTGTCCACAGCGCGGCATCGGTACTGGTAGGCCGTAGAGGCTGTTAGCGAACTGTCGGCGTACTGGTTGCTCGCGCCGAAGATGGATAAGCCTGACGCGATCTGCACCCACGCTGCGCCGTTGTAGCGTTCCAGTTCGTAGCGGTCGATCTGCGTCGGACCTGACGCAGGGCGATCCAACGTCACCGTCAACGCCGTTGAACTGATGGTCAGCACCGGACCCAAGGCAGGCGCGTCCGGTCCAGTGATGCGGCGATGCACGATGTACTTCATGGTGTCGCGCCTGAGTTCGTATTCGACACTCTCTGCGATGAGCGGCAGGCTGTCGGCATGAAGACTTGCGGCCTTGAGTGCTTCAAGGTCGTTGGCGTACTCACCGAGCTTCGCTCCTGCGAACCACACTTCGACCATCGGCACCGTAAGGTCGAGCATGTCATTGCACCGTCCCTTCGCCCTCGTCTTGCGGTCGGTCGATCACTTGCGCGATGCGACCGTCCTTGCCGCGTACCGGCACGCGCACTCGCGGCGCACGGATTGCGTTCAGAATCTCCATGACCATCGCCTGCGTCTGCGCTCCCTGCTGCGCGATGGCACTGAGCATTTCAGCCCGTGCCTGTTCGACCGCTTGTGCCGTCTGCTTGAGCGAGTTCATGCCCTGACCGATCTTGGCGTCTGCGCGGCTGGCGTTCGCCTGCGCTTCCTTGCTCTTGGACTCGATCATGGTCGTTACCTGCTGCTTGTTGGACAGTCGCTCCTGCACGATCTGGTCGCGCGTCTGGATTTTCTCCAACGACACCTGTTCCTTGAGCCGCAACTGTTCTTCGGCCACTTGGACCTTGGCTTCGCGCAAGTCGAGTTCCGCTTTCTTGGCGACCGCTTGGTTCTCAAACTGCGCCGCTGCCAATTTCTGTTCCAGCATGGACACTTGACCCTGCGCGGCCTGGATAGCTTGCTGAGCCTTCATCTTCTCGTCCGCAGCTTTCAACTCCGCGCCGTTGTCCTTCTGCTCTGGCGCAGGCGGCTTCATGGCCTTGATCTGGTCTTCAATCTCCGTGCCAAACCTGAAGCGGCGCGTGATGGACAGCATCATGGTCTGCGCCACTTCAAAGGGCATGATGCCCTTCTCAACCAGCGGCCCGACGCCGTTCAAAAACTGCCCAAGCGCCGTCATCAGGTCCGCGATGTTCTTCTGGTCTTCGACCGCTTCCGGTTCGACCGTCGAATTGGTTTCGATGTCGATGCGGTAGGCGCGCTGCGTGTCCTTGCGCAGCATGGCAAGCACCGCTTCCCACGTCGGCTGCTGCATCTGCTGCATGACTTCGGGCGGCGGCGGCTGACCGGCCACCTGAGCGGCCTGCGCGATCTGTTGCAACTGTTGCGATTGCTGTTGCGTAAGGAACGGCAGGCCCGTCATCTGCGCCCACGTGTCTTCACTGAACTTGGTCGCCGCAATTTCCAGCATGAGCCGCAGGATGTCGCGCGCATAGCGCTGCACTTCGCCCTGCTTCGGCTTGATGCGCAGCGTTCCCCACTGAGACTTCAACTTCTGCGCGCCGAGCGTTTCGCTCGCCTTGGTCGCGCCACGGATGATGTCCGAGATGCCGGTAATCTCGTAGATCACCTGCTTGCACTGCTCGCGCGCCATCAGCAGTTTTTCGTGCGTGACGACGAGTTCCTGAATCGGCAGGAACCAGATAGCGTTCTGTAGACCCTTCTCGGCTGACAGCGACGACGACTTGTCCGAAGGGACGAGCGTGTTGTCGTCGGCCTTCATCACGTTCTCGATGTCGCCACCGAGCGAGGAGTCGTAGATGCCGCGTGCCTTGATCGCTTCCGCGATGCGGTTGATGCGGCGCGTCAGTCGGTTCAGTTCCTTCGCCTGGTTCTCGTACAGGATGTACGGAGCTACCGGCTTCAGGTCGTTCGACTTCTCGATGAACTGCAACGGGCGCGGGATCGGGAAAAAGCCCGTCAGTTCAAGCGGGTCTTCCTGAATCTTCAGGTAGCCCTCTTTGTAGTGCGGGCTGATGTAGCGGACGACCTTGCCGTTGGCCTTGTCCCAAATCTGATAGACCAGCGCCGTCTTGCGCTCGCCCATGTCGCGCTCGTCGGCTTTGTTTCCTTCCTTGCCGTCCTCGTCGTCGTTGTCCTCACCGACCGTGAACTCGATGCGGTTGGAGATTTCCTTGCCGAACATGGCTTCGGCGGCTTCCAGGTCCATGTGTTCTTCAAAGGCCACCCACGGCACCTTGGACCACTTGCGGGCAAAGCCAAAAAACACGCGATCCCATGAGCGGCTGTCCGAACAGACCAACTCGGAGGCTTTGACTTCCGCGCCTTCGACCGTGCCGATGACGGCATCGTACTTGACGGCTGATACGCCACGACCGGGCAGCAGCGCGTCGTTGACGACGCACTTCATTGCCTCATCGAAGGTTTCGTAGCCGTCGATGTTGGTGTCGAGCAGGAATTCCAGAATGCGCTGGCCTGCGGTCGCTGCGACCTTGCCGAGCGGGTCCGAGTCCTTGAAGCGACGTTGCACGACCGGGCGCGGGACCGCTGAGTACAGCGCCGGTCCCATCGTTTCGGTGTTGCTGAACAGGATGTTGAACGGCGTTTCTTCGGCCTTGCTGCCGTCGTAGATTTCCCGTATCCGCTTGCCGTCCTTGCGGAAGTCTTTTTCACGCTTGCGCGCCGCGCCGATTTCGTCCAGCCAGAACTGGACAGTCTCGGACATTTCGTTGGGATTGCGCTTCTCTACGGTTTCATCGGCGCGGGTCGGTTCCATTGCGGCTTATCCGCTCACCGTCGAGTCGGGCGTCAGCGGGATGTAACGGATGAACTGCCGCCATGTGCCGGTCGTGGACCCCACGCCGACCACGTTGGTGATGATGCCTGCGGGGACCACGATGTTGACCGTGCCTGCGATGCCGACGCCGTTGGCGTAGACCGCAGGAGCCGTAGCGAGCGTGCCTGGGACTGCGAGGACGATGGTGCCTGCGGCTGCGTTGGCGAGCGATGCACTCGCGCCGCTGATGGTCGCGGCTGAACCGTCCGTGCCGTCTGCCGAGAACTGAAGCGTCGAAGCCGTCGCGCCGTTGGCCGTGATGCACACTGCGCCGATGGACACGATCTGTACCGGCCCGCCCCGCACCGTGAAGACGGTGGTGCCGTTGACCAGCACCGCAGCCGTGGCTTGGTAGACGCATTTTTCTTGCGCGGCGTAGATGAACGGAATCATGTGTGTCCCCTGAATGTGTCCATCGTTAAAAACCCTGACGCCGTTCCTCTGCCTTCCTGAAGTGCTCTTTCTTCAAGCTGCCGAAGGTTTGCGCGCCGATACTACCACCGAGCAGTTGACTGATGGTAGTGTCTTGTGCTTCGTAAGTTTCCTTGGCCGAACGCCACGACAGCGCGAGCGTCCGAAAAGCGTCAGAGTTGCTTACAAGCAGTCCGTTTGCCTGATAGCACCCGTGCTTTTCTACGGTAAGGTCGTACACCAACTGCCTGCCCTGTTCGCCTTCTATGCGCTGTAGTTCCACAATTTTGTGAGCAGTATAGGACGCGCTCAGGAACCGTAGACATAAACGCCTGACCGCATTCCTTACAAACGCACCGAACAGGAATTCTTTTCGCTCTTGGCACGCCGCCTTTTGATTCTGTTCTGGCGTCAAGCTTGCATCGAAGTGAACACCATTTCGATGTCGTTGGAAAAGCTGTCTTGTACTGCTTATCGCATTGCTTGCAGCGAACGGTTGCAGGCTTGCGTTTTTTCCAAGTGTTCTTCCCATGAGTCGAGTGCCATTTAAGTCCTTCGGCTGATCCATGCCATTCAGCCGCTTTTGCTCTAGCACTTTGTCCTGGCGGGAGCATTTCCCCTCGCTTGATGCGCTCAACAAGGTGGTTTCTCTGATGCTCACTCCGATGGACGACAGCAAGGTTCTCGATGGAATTGTCCATCGTGTCGCCATTGATGTGATGAATGTCGTGGTTTTCTGGAATAGCTCCGTTATGAAATTCCCAAACGGCTCTGTGCAGGCTACTTGGGCCTTTCTTTCCCCAGTTGTGTCGTCGGTAGTATTTTCCCGAAAGCTTGAATTTGTAACCGTTGAAATCAATGCGCTTGGGATGCATGACCACTCCTGACCGTCCAAGATATAGTCATCATACCTTAATGCGTCTGCTATTACAAAGCCTCGTTTCGTAAAAATCTTGTGTTCCGGAGTGCATACAAGCGATCCATCTTCGGTCGTCACTTGCACAAGCGATTCCGAGATTTTGACCGGCCCTGCGTTGAGAACAGATGCAAACCCGCATGGCGTCCATACTCGGTCGCAAATCGTCACGTCTTCAATTGGGATTGACCCACGTTCCGTAGTGACTAGCGTTCCAGCTACTAGACACGAATGACTCGACCAATCGTGAACAGGCTCCGTCGAGAAGGTCTTTTTCTCCTCGTCCCACGTCCGGTGGTAGTGACGCAGCGCCTCGATGCCGTCCGAGCAGTATTCTTCATCGAACCAACACTTGCGCATGGTCGCGCGCGCTGCCTGGATGCCTTCCTCTCGGTCCAGCCGTGAGGCAATGGCAAAGCGCCCCATCGCACCGTCTTTGTTCAGGTCGTTGAACTGCTGGAAGATGGACTTGCCACCGGCTGCGAGCGTGCGAGGGCGTGCATCGTGCGGTAGCCACTGCGTGCCGTAGGTGAACCCGCGTTCCTTCGACTTCGACCGCAACAGGTCGGCGTAGAACGGGATGTCCTTCATGTTGCTCGCGTGGTAGTCGATGACACGGATTTCGCCCATGCAGACTTGGTAAAACCAAATAACCGTGTCGTCGGTGCGGCCCAAGTCCCATCCCGTGTGCACCGGGTAGGCCAGTTCCAGCGGCACCTTGCCGATGCGTCCCGTCTGCTGCGCTGCGTCAATGCAGTCGCCCCAGATGCTGCCGGGGATCGCCGCGTCGAAGGAGCAAAAATACTCCTGCAACCAGAACGAGCGCCCGAACGCATCGCCGTGCACGGCCTGGAGCGAGGCCAGAATTTCGACTAGCTGTTCTTCGTTGAAGACTTTGGTGTCGTCGTTGGTCAGAAGCTCGTAGAACCACTTTTCCGCGCCTTCAGCGTAGTCGCACAGATTTTTCCAGTGGTTTTTTCCGCGCGGCGTCGAGTTGAACCCGGCCCACCCGTTGTTTTCTTCCAAAATCGGCTGCAAATACGCCCACGATGACGGGTTCGACAGCGCGTACTCGCTGAAAACTAAGCCGACCGGCGGTGAACCTACCAGAGAATTAAAATTGTCACTTCCGACCAACTGGAAGGTGCTTCCGTTGTGGAACGTGATCGACATTTCGTTTTCCCGCGTCGTCTTGCGGATTTCTGGCGGGAAGGCATCGTCAATTCGCCGTCGTCCAGTGTGCGGGTTGACCGCATCCCACATGGATTTTCGCGCCTGACTGTACTCAGGCAGCATGTACCAGTATCCGCCCACTCGCTCATGCGCAGAACACGCCGTGTGGTGCAGAAAAGTCTCGTCCTTGCCGCTTCGCCTCGGCCAGCACGTCACCGCTCTTTTTCCACCGCTGGACAAGTAGTTCCATAACTTCCTCTGGTACGGGCGCGGCGTCCACTGGAACGGGAGTTGGATGTCGCTCATGCGCGCTCACTGGCTTTAGGTGGCAATGATGCCCACCGTCCGCAGCTTGGCCAGCAGCGAGTTCAACTGCGTGATGACACTCCCCGCGTCCGTCGCGTCTGCCACCGCCGCCTGCTGCGCAGCCGCAAGTACCGCTACTACCGCACCAGCGTCCGTAATGGAATACACCCCACCCGTCGCCCCATTGACCACCAGCGGCGGGTCGGCTCCCGCAAAGTCCGACGCGACCGGGACCGTAGCGCTGCGACGGACTGGCCCGAAGGTCACGAGTGATTAAGCCCGCAGCGCAGCCAGTACAGCCGTGGCTTGAGTGGCCGCGTCGTCACTCGCCGTGCACGTCACCCACCGCACACGACCAGGCACCGTCCCGCGACCATGCACCAGCCATGCCTGCTTGGTTGCATCGCCGTAGGTCTTCAGCCCCATGATTTCTTCCGCCATCACCACCAAGGGATCACCGATGGTGACGCCAAGGGCCGTTTGCAAAGCAGATGGAGTGATCGCCAATTTAGTCTCCTTGCTCAACCGTGACAGAAGTGCCATCAGCCGACTCGCCCTGAGCCGACTCACTGAACCTCTGCACCACCACCTTCAACCCTACTCCTCCCCCGTCCCCTCGTCCGAAGCGTTTTCTGTCCCACAGTCCAGCCACCTTCAACTTGTGACCCGCCAGTTCTTGCTCACCCGCGTCTGTCAGTGACTCATGCACCAACTCGTCCGCCCTCAACCGCAACGCACCCTCGTACATGCCGCGCCTCTCATCATCGCTCGTCACCCACACCATGAACCGCGCGCACGGCAAACCCATGTCACGCGCTACCGTCCGTAAGCTGTCCCCCTCCACCACCCGCGCGCATACCTCGCCCATCACCTCCTCCCACGGCCTCTCCAGCAGCCGCTCGTACCGCTCCACTGGCCCGCCGTCACTCACCGTTTGCACCGCGCCGCTGCTAGACATTAGTACCGCTACCCGTAAGCACAATTTCAAAAGCGAGTCTACCCCCGGCAGCACTTTTTACAATGACCCTATAGCAAATAACTCCACCTCTGCCTGCTCTTGATCCGATCTATCGTGCAGGGATTCACACCATAGTCCGCCGCGATCAATCGATGTAGCCGATCATCAGCCCGGATGGCCCGTACCTGATCCTCATTCAATTTCAGTCCTTTACGCGGCAACCCTGTTTGCCACCGACCTCTCCCCTTCCTCATCATGTCAGCCGTGTTCTCCGCCTGCGTCCCAACGAACAAGTGCGCCGGGTTCACACACTCCCTCACGTCACATCGATGGCACACACACAGGCCAGCCGGTATCGGCCCATTCGCCTGCTCCCAGGCAATCCGGTGCGCGTAAAAGTACCGCTTCTTCCCATCTGCTTTCTTCCTCACCTGGCCATACCCGTGCCTGTCTAATCGACCCGTCCATAGGTGACACCCACTCTCCGTTACCCGGGTGATCTTCAATTCGTCTAGCCGTATTTTCATATCCGCCTCCCGATTACCCCCTCAAGAATACCATGGGCGAGGCGCGTAAATGCCTTGGCGATGGATACCTTAAACATGGGGGGCGTCACCGGCGAACCCGCCCCCCCCCCCCCTCGCGCCTCCCCGCACCCTGGCACGGATCGAGCCGCGCACCCTACCCCTAACCCCCGCTAGCTCATGAGCCTATGCCAGCACGTGCGCCCGATAGCTCTTAAGTGATAATTCAC